AAAACTTATAATTGCTTTAATGGAAAAGGAAGAGACACATGGCAGTAAATCCATCAGCGTCTCCGGCAGTAGTCGTAAGAGAAGTAGATCTTACTAGTGTTGTTCCAGGAATTACTACACCGGCCGCAGGCTATGTTGGTAATTTTAGCTGGGGCCCCGCAGAAGAATTAACTCTTGTATCAGATGAAACCGGACTCGTAAGTACTTTTGGCGCACCATCTGCGACAAATACTATTGATTTTCACTCTGCTGCATACTACCTGAAGTATTCAAATGATCTTTACGTAGTAAGACAGTTAGGTACATCCGCTGCAAACGCCTATGATTCAGCATCAGGTAGTTCAGCACCCGTTATTAAAAATGAAACAGATTTTGAGAACCAGCAATCTGCACTAGATTCAGACGGCCATACTTGGGTCGGAAAATATGCAGGCGCGTTGGGTAACTCAATTAAAGTTTCAGTAGTAGCACAATCAGCAAACGATGCTGATTTCACTGCTTGGACATACGCATCTGATTTTGATGCAGCTCCAGATTCAGATGAAATCCACGTTGCTGTTATTGATGAAGACGGTGATATTTCAGGAACAGCTGGAACTGTTCTAGAAACTTTCGCATTCTTATCAACATCAACATCAGCGAAAAATGCAGACGGCTCTACAAACTATGCAAATGATGTTATTAATAATAACTCTGCATATGTATGGGCAGTGGGCGCATTAACATCTCCAACAACCGGTGACACTAGTTTATCTAGTGGCGCAAATGGTGCAGCTTTAACAGGTGGCCAGATTGCAACAGGCTGGGATAAGTTTGAAGATGTTAATACTGTAACAGTAGATTTCTTAATTGCACCAGGAATGTCTAGTGCTGTGGACCAAACAACAGTTGTAAATGACTTGACTAGAATTGCTCAGTCAACTCGTAAAGATTGTATTTGTGTTACATCACCAAACAGAGCGGCTGTTGTTTCAAATGCAGGTTCAGAAGTTGCAGATATCGTATCAGGTGTCGCAAACTTTACACGTTCATCTTACTTAGTTGTAGATGGAAACTATCTGAAAGTGTATGACAAATATAACGACAACTACATTCATATTCCTGCTGCGTCTTCTACAGCTGGTATCATGGCTGCATCGCATACAAATGCTGCACCTTGGTTCTCACCAGCAGGCACAAGACGTGGTCAATATTTAGGAATCACATCTCTTACCTATAATGCCAATAAAGCAAATAGAGATACACTATACAAAGCAGGTGTTAACCCTATTTCAAATATTCCAGGTCAAGGAATTTTGTTATATGGTGATAAAACACACCTAGCAAGACCATCAGCGTTTGATAGAATCAACGTTCGTAGATTGTTCTTAACTATTGAAAGAGCTATCGCAGAAGCAGCTAAGTCTGTAATCTTTGAATTCAATGATGAATTTACAAGAGCAGAATTTACTGGAATCGTTGAGCCATTCTTAAGAGAAATCCAAGGCGCTCGTGGTATCACCGACTTCAGAGTTGTTTGTGATGAATCAAACAATACCGCTGCAGTTATCGATAGAAATGAATTTGTTGCAAGCATCTTCATTAAACCAGCCCGTTCAATCAACTACGTAACTCTAAACTTCGTAGCTGTAAGAACTGGTGTTGAGTTTGAAGAAGTTGTCGGCGCGGCAACAGTATAAGTAGCACTGAGGAGATTAAAACATGGCTATTCTTAGAGTAGACGATTTCAAAGCTGCCTTAAAAGGTGGTGGTGCTAGACCAAATCTGTTCCAGGCAACGGTGACGTTTCCTGGTGCGGTAAACGCAGGCGGTAACATTGGACTTACAACATTTATGTGTAAGGCAGCTCAGATTCCTGCTTCTGTGATGACACCGATTCCAGTTGGATTCCGTGGTCGTCAAATTCAAGTTGCAGGTGATAGAACGTTTGAGCCTTGGACAGTATCAATTATCAATGATACAGACTTTACTGTTCGTAATTCAATGGAACGTTGGATGAATGCTATTAATGCGCACTCAGCAAATACTGGATTAACTAACCCAGCATCATATCAATCAGATCTGTATGTTGATCAGTTAGATAAAGATGGTTCAGTGTTGAAAAAGTACGCATTTAGAGGGGCATTCCCAACAAACGTCAGTGCCATTGATCTAGCATATGACAATAATGATACTATTGAAGAGTTTACAGTTGAGTTCCAGATTCAATACTGGGAAGCAATTACTACTTCGTAAATATCGAATAAATAAAAGAATGGAGGGGAGAAATCTCCTCCAATCATTAGTTTAAGGAATTATTATGGCAGAAGATAATAGTATCAAATTATTTGGGTTTGAGATTAAAAGATCAAGCCAAGATAAAAAAGAAGAGAAACAAAGAGTTTCAATTGTTCCACCATCAGATGATGATGGAGCAGGATATGTTACTGCATCTGCTGCCGGTCATTATGGTCAATATGTAGACATTAATGGCGATCAAGCAAAAGATAATCACCAATTAATTATGAAGTACCGTGGCATTTCTATGCACCCGGAAGTTGATATGGCAATTGAAGATATTGTAAATGAAGCAATTGTAACTGGTGGATTAGAAAAACAAATAGAAATTGTTTTAGATAAAGTAAAAGCACCGGATAATATTAAAAAGACTATTTCCGAAGAATTTGATAATATTTTAAATTTATTAAATTTTGGTGACTCTGGCCATGATCAATTTAGACGTTGGTATGTTGATGGAAGACTATATCATCACCTAGTTGTAAATGAACAAAATCCAAAAGCTGGAATACAAGAAATACGCTATATTGATTCTATTAAAATTCGTAAAGTAAAAGAAATTAAGAAAAGAAAAGATCAAGCAACTGGTGCTTCTATTGTAGATAAAGTTGATGAATACTTTATTTACCAAGAAAAGCCTGGATCACAAAATACTGGTGTGAAAATAAGTGCAGATTCTATTAGCTATGTAACATCTGGAATGTTAGATGAATCTCGTAAAAAAGTTATTTCACACTTACATAAAGCTATTAAGCCTGTTAATCAATTGAGAATGATGGAAGATTCTCTTGTTATTTACAGACTTGCTCGAGCACCTGAACGTAGAATTTTTTATATTGATGTAGGCAATTTGCCAAAAGGTAAAGCTGAAGAATACATGACAAATATCATGGCCAAGTATCGCAATAAACTTGTTTATGATGCTGATACTGGCAACATTAAAGATGATCGTAAACATATGTCAATGCTTGAAGACTTTTGGCTTCCTCGTAAAGAAGGTGGTCGTGGTACTGAGATCTCAACATTACCTGGAGGTGAAAATCTTGGGCAGATTGAAGATATTATATACTTCCAAAAAAGAGTATATCGTGCTCTAAACGTTCCAGTAAATAGATTAGAACAAGAGTCTGGATTTAATCTTGGTAGAACAACAGAAATTTCTAGAGATGAAATTAAATTTCAGAAATTTATTGATAGATTAAGAAATAAATTTTCAAATCTTTTCTTAGGAATCTTAAAAAAGCAGTTGATTCTTAAAAATATTATAACTGAAAATGATTGGAACCAATGGAAGTATGATATTATAATTGATTACGCTCAAGATAATCATTTTTCAGAATTAAAAGACTCTGAAATTTTAAGAGAAAGACTTCAAACATTAGATCAAATGGCGCAGTATGTTGGAGAGTACTTCTCAAAGGAATATGTTATGAAAAATGTTTTGAAATATAGTGAAGAAGATATTAAAAATATAGAAAAACAAATTGCAAGTGAACCTGAGCCTGAGCCCAGAGAAGAATAAATTATGTCTGATACAGTTAAATACATAACTGACACTGGAGTTTCAGGCAGTGTTGGTAATAACACACTTCTAACTTTAAATTATAATATAAGCTATATTGATTTAGCAGCATCGCTTTATCAACCATATGATCCGTTAAATGTTAGAGGCTGGTTTGCTGATGTAGTTAACTTTAATGGTTACCACTTATCTAATCAATATAGTTTAAGAATATATCTTAATCAAGGACAAACTGCCACTATTAAAATTACGACTGGAACTTCTAGAAGTATTAGTAATTTAGTTAATGGACAATTCATTAGATTAGATGAAGAAATTACATTTAATATCACAAGAGAAATATACACTCCAGATGATTCTGATTCTTCTCCAGTTGTAATAGATTCAGATGTTCTTCCAATAAATACTGATTTTGGTGTTACTGATGCAGTAAACACTATTGTTGATTCAGATTATATAACTAGTAAATTAGGTGTTGAATTTCCACTTGATGGTGGAGAATATGACTCGGGCGACTAATTTATGCTCGTTAAAATTATGTTTTATATAAATAAATCCAAATAGGAGATTAAAATGGCTAGTATTGAAAATTTTATTGATGCAATGATTGATAAAGATCATGTTCGTTCAAACGAAATGTTTGCTGATATTATAGGCCAAAAAGTAGATGCCGCTTTAGATGCTGAAAAAATTGCAGTAGCAAGTCAAGTGTTTAATGGTGTTGAATTTGAAGATGAAAATATTTCTGACGAAGATTTAGAAGCTGCAGCATATGAAGCTTTAAATGATGAAGAGTTTACAGAATATGAATTTGATGATGATTTTGAAGAAATTCAAGATATGAATCAAGAAACTAAAATCGATGCTATGTCTGACGAAGAGTTAGAAGATGAAACAGTTTAATGAACTACGTGAAAATGTAGTTTATAATAAAAAGCTTAGCGGTGTTCCCGTTAAGATTGTAAAAAAGATGAATAAATTTATTGTCCACATTGATGGTGATAAATTAGATTCATATGCTTCTCAAAAAGAAGCAGAAAAAATGGCGGCTGAGTTCGTCAAACAATATAAAGGTTAAAACTATGAAGCTGATTGCAGAATACTTAGATCAAGAATTAAATGTAATCACCGAAGCTAATAGCAACGGTGAGAAGTCATATACTATTGAAGGTATTTTTGCTCAAGCTGAAGGTAAAAATCGTAACGGCAGAATATATCCTAAGCCAATTATGGAAAAGGCTGTTGATAAATACGTTACAGAACAAGTTAATACCAAACGTGCAGTTGGAGAATTAAACCATCCTGATGGTCCGACTGTAAATTTGGATAAAGTATCTCATCGCATTACTGAACTCAATTGGGACGGAAATAATGTGATGGGTAAAGCGCTTATCCTAGACACTCCAAACGGTAAAATCGTAAAAGGTTTATTAGATGGTGGTGTTCAACTAGGCGTTTCGACTCGTGGTATGGGAACTCTCGAGCAGCGTAACGGTGCAATGTATGTTAAAGATGATTTTCTTCTTAACACAGTAGACATTGTACAGGATCCATCTGCACCTGATGCATTTGTTAATGGAATTATGGAAGGTGTTGAATGGATTTGGAATAACGGTGTTATTGAAGCTCGTGAAATTGAAAAAATGGAGACTGAAATTAAAACAGCATCACGCACTGACCTCTATGAGACACAGGTTCGTGAGTTTAAAAATTTCCTCTCGTTGATAAAACAAAAAATGTAAGGAGTCAAGTATGACTGATCAAATCCAAGACCAGGATCTTGAGCTCGATATCGAAAACAACGAAGTTGAGATTGAAGAAGCTCAGGCTCACGATCCTAAGAATGCTGAATCACAATCAGTAGCGTCTGTCAAATCCGCTGAAGGTGCAGGTAAAACTGCGACAAAGCGCAAAGGCGATAAAACTGGTGGCGATGCAATGCAAAAAGCATCTGCCGGTGATCCAGAAAAAGCAACTGCATCAGTAAAAGATGCTGGTGCTCAGCCTAAAGAAGCATACGACTTCTCTGACGATTTGGAAGCATTGGTTTCTGAAGAGGCAACTCTTTCAGAAGGTTTTAAAGATAAAGCAGCGCTTATCTTTGAAGCAGCCATCAATTCAAAAGTTGGTGAAGCAGTAGAGCGTCTTGAAGAGCAGTATGCTCAAGAGCTGGAAGAAGAGATCACAAGAACAAAAGAAGATCTCGTAGAGAAAGTCGACAACTACCTAAACTACGTTGTTGAAAACTGGATGGAAGAAAACCAACTTGCTATCCAATCTGGACTACGTGCTGAGATTGCAGAAGGGTTCATGAATTCATTGAAAGATCTATTCACTGAATCTTATATCGAAGTGCCAGAGTCTAAAGTCGACCTAGTTGACGACCTAGCAGACGAAGTTAAGGAACTTGAAGAACAGCTTAACAAACAAACTGAGAAGAATATCGAAATGAAAGAAGCACTAGAAGAACTAGTGCGTAAAGACATCATTCGTGAAGCTTCAAAAGATTTGGCTGAAACTCAAGTTGCTAAACTAGAATCATTAGCTGAAGGTGTTGAGTTTGAAGGACCTGAAGAGTTTGCGACAAAAATCGCAACTTTGAAAGAATCATATTTCAAATCAGACGCAGTTGAATCAGTTGTAGCAGAAGAATCAGAAGATGATTCTGAAGCAGACGCAGTTGAAATCAACGAGTCAATGGCACAATACTTAACAGCTATTCGCAAAACATCTAAATAAGGAAGTCCAAAATGGAAATTAATGTTAATGCAAATCAATTGATGGAAAAATGGGCGCCAGTTCTTAATGAAGAATCAGCTGGTAGCATCAAAGATGCCCATCGTAAAGCAGTTACTGCAATCGTTCTAGAAAACCAAGAGAAAGCACTTGCAGAGCAAGGCATGATCGCTGAAGCAGTACCTGGAAACAACACAACTTCAGCAGCTAACTGGAATCCAATTCTGATTTCATTAGTTCGCCGTGCAATGCCAAACATGATGGCATACGACGTATGTGGTGTTCAGCCAATGTCAGGCCCAACAGGCTTGATCTTTGCAATGAAATCACGCTACGACGGTGGTTCAACTGGAAACACTGAAGCGCTATTCAACGAAGCAAACACAGGCTTCTCAGGCGATTCAGGTTTCTCACAGCCAGCTGACGGTTCAGGCCTAGCAGGCGCAACTGACTCAGACTCATCTGCAGACGATGATCGTGCAACTGGCCTAGCCGGTGGGGCGATGCCAACAGCTTCTGCTGAAGGTCTAGGTTCAACAGGTGCCGGTCCTGCATCAAGCTTCAACGAAATGGGTTTCACCATTGAGAAAGCAACAGTCACAGCGAAAAGCCGTGCATTGAAAGCAGAGTACAGCCTAGAACTAGCACAAGACTTGAAAGCAATTCATGGTCTTGATGCAGAATCAGAATTGGCAAACATCTTGTCAACTGAGATTCTAGCTGAAATCAACCGCGAAGTAATTCGTACAATCAACTCACAAGCGAAAACAGGTGCTGGTACATCTAACACAGCTGTTAACGGTATCTTCGATTTGCAAACAGATGCAGACGGTCGTTGGTCAGTTGAAAAGTTCAAAGGTTTGATCGTACAACTAGAGCGTGAAGCGAACACAATCGCAAAAGAAACACGCCGTGGACGTGGTAACTTCATCATTACTTCTTCAGACGTTGCTTCTGCATTGTCTGCAACAGGTATGTTGGATTACGCTCCAGCGATGTCAACAAACTTGAACGTTGATGACACAGGCAACACATTCGCAGGTGTTCTAAACGGTCGTACTCGTGTATACATCGACCCATACGCAACTGTTGATTACATCACAGTTGGTTATAAAGGTACTAACCCTTATGACGCTGGCGTATTCTACTGCCCATACGTTCCACTAACAATGGTGCGTGCGGTTGGTGAAGATAACTTCCAGCCAAAAATTGGTTTCAAAACTCGTTACGGTATGGCGTCAAACCCATTCGTAGGCAGCACACCAGCAGATGGTCTTGCAGCAGCGAAATCAAACCAGTACTACAGAATCTTCCGCGTAGACAACATCTTGGGTGCATAAACCAAGAGTTACGGAAATTACTAGGGGGCTTAACGGCCCCCTTTTTTTGTATAAATAAACTATATTAAAATAGGTTTATCGATGGCTACAAACATTTCACAACAAACTAGTTTTACAGATAACTTTAATTATTTGAAACCTACTAATTTTTCTATAAAAATTGATAATAAAAGGTTTCGTAATTTACAGTTTTTTGCTAGTACTGTTTCGCATCCAGGAGTCTCTGTACAAGCTCCTACTATAGCTATACCAAGATTACAAAACCTCTCAGTGCCCGGTGACACGTATACTGTTGATGAATTATCAATGGACATATTGCTAGACGAAGATATGGCCTGTTATATAGAAATGTATAACTGGCTCAATACAACAGTTCAACATAACTATGAATCGCAGATTGATAGATTAGGAGACGGCTATATACCAGAAACTGATATAGTTGTTAGTATTCTTTCTAGCCATAATAACACTGTCAAAAAAATAAAATATGTAGATTGCGTTCCTACTTCTATAGGAGCTCTCACATTACAATCATCTTTAGCTGATGATTCACCAATCACCTTTCCCATAACATTTAGAACGAGTTATTTCGAGATTTTATAGTATGTTAAATGATAATGATAGTATTGAAAAAAGTGTAAGAAAACATAGAGCTTTAATTTTATTTGCAAATAAACGAACTGGCAGTAAATCATTAATTAAATGGTTTTACAACGGCCATAAAATTTATGTTGACTATGATCGTCTTATTGAAGCTGTTAAATCTTTAGGATATATTGTAAACGAAGAAGCTGAAAGATATAATCTTTTTGGTAAAGACGGTTTGTTTTGGGACGTAACAAATCAATTTTTAAAAGATAAT